CGCGCTGGCCGCGCCCATCGTCGGCGCAAGCGGTGCCGTGATGGGCACCTGGACGCCAACCGCCGCGCCCGGCAAGTATGTGATCGGACGGGCGCCGATCACATAGCCACGGTCGCTGAGCTGGATCGTGTAGGTCGAGCCGCTGGCTACGACCGCGCCGAAGTCGACGGCTGGGCCGCCGGCATCGGGCGCGCGCGTAAACTGGATGGTACCGCTCCCCAGGCGATACGCCGCCTTGACCAAACTGCCGATGGCATTATTGCCGGTCACACGCAGGTCCGACGCGGCGAGCTTGGTTGCGGCGACTAGCGCCTGGAATTCGCCGAGATCGATCATTGCTTCACCCAATCCGTCGAGCTGGTCAGCTTGCCACTGGTATAGACGTAGTTTTTCACAAACACCTTGTCACCAATCGTCCAGGTGTCGGTGATCAGATTGTCCGACGCGTCGTAACCGTAGGCGTGCGAGCCGCCGCCAGCTGCCGGCAGGCCGTTCGGATCGACGACCGTGATCTGCTGAATCCGAAGGGTTGGATCGTCCGGATGCGGCAAGCCCGCCGCCGTATTTGCTACTACTGATTTGATCATGGTGTCCTTCCTGCAGGCTACTCGGCCTGTTCTTCGGTTTGAGGAGGTGGCGACGCCGGCTCGGCCTGCGCTGCCGGTTGTTTCATGACGTTTGCGAAGTCGGAGGAAAAGTACAGCCCCATCTTTCCGGCCGCAGTCCGATGTGCGTTGATCTGTTCCAGCACATCACGCGGGTTGGCTCCGCGCTTGCGCATGACTTCTACCTCGCTGGCGAAACCGGCCTGCACCAGCGCCGTCCACGCCAGTGCCTCTTTCAGCGGGTCGATCCACGGCATGGATTGGCCAACGAAGAGTGCGTCGTCCATCGTGTCGGGGTCCACGTCCTTCGGCGCCTTGATGACGCCGGAGATGTGCGCGATCTGCACGAAGTCCTGCCAGACCGGCTGCACGTACTGACCGACGAAGTCGTCGGTGAGGACTGCATAATTGATCCACTGCTCCACCAGCTCCTGGCGCTGTGCAGAATAGGTGCCGCCGTAGTCGCGGGCGACGCTGGAGTAGCTGGCGCCGATGCCGGCGACAGCCGCGCGCAGCTGGCCACTGCGGAACGTGATCAGGTTCGGGTTGGGACGATTCGAATCGATCATGCCGATTTCTTCGCCCGGCTTCAGTCCCTGGATGATCATCCCGGGCGACATGCCGATCTGCGGCGGCGCGGCGTCGGCCGGGCCAGCCACGCTCGAATCGCCGTACATATCCGGAGCGCCGCGCTTGACGTACGCGGTCAACGAGGCGGCCACCTTGGCTGCAATGCGTTCCGACTCCTCGTAATCCTTGATGTCTTCAAGTCGCGTGATGACGCTGGCAAAGATCGAGACGCCGCGAATCTGGCCGATGCGATCGACCGACGCGATATGGTGCATGTTGGCGGCGGCGATGCGCTTGAAGTCATAGCTTCGCTTCGACCAGCCGAGCCCGTCCGGGAACGCCTTATAGCACCAGTAGCCGACGGCGCGGCCCCATGTGTTGCGTTCGATGCCCTGCTGGATGCCCTTCGATTCGTCGAAATAATCCATCGGGACGAGGTCAGGCTCCATCAGCTCCAGCGAATACGGTACGCGCGTGGCGTGATCCAGCAGCGGCACGGTGCCCTTGAGGCGCTGGCTAAAACATTCGCCGTCGCGAAACCAGGTATTGCAGACCAGGCGCTGCACCTTTGCCCAGTGGTGCTTTTGCGTCACTTCGGGGTTCAGGCACCAGTTGCGCCAGCCCTCGCGCAAGGCCAGCGCATATTCTTCGTGGATCGTGCCATCCCGGCGGCGCGGCTGCGGCTCGATGCCGATGCCGCCTGGGCCGATGACGTTGTTGACCATCGTCCGCAACGCGCCGCGAGCGATATCATGGTTCTGCTCCAGGTTGCGCGCCAGACCGCGCAGCGCGACGGCCCCCTGCTGCACCTGCGCATCCGGCGAGCGGTTGTCGCGCGCGGCCTTGCGCAGGCGTGAAGGTTTGGCCGCCTCATACTGGTTCAGGACATGCCGGGAGTGCAGGCGCCGCAAGCCGGCGTTTGGCGCGACGAAGGAGATGATGCGGTCCAGCAGGTTAAGCTGAACTTTCGGGGCCGACGGCATCATCATTCACCTCGGAAGTTCGCAAGCGAAAAGCCGACGCCGCCAAAGGTCGGCCGACCAGCGCCCAAGACCGTCTCGGCGGCGACACGCTGCTCCCACTCAATCCGGCCGGCGCGCACTTCCCTCAGATCCTCCATGCGAAGGGTCCGATCGCCGAAGCGGACTTCCTTTCCTTCGAGGATGGCGGTTTCGGCGGTCATGTACTTGGCGAGCATTGTGGTGGCGGCGGTCATAAGTCATTCCTCGGTATGGACGCCTGAAGTTACCGTGTGCCGAGTCTCTTTTCTACGGAAAGAGGAGACACCCGCCGCCTCGTCCGCGCTGCGCAAATCCTTATAGAACTGACCACGGCTGATGCCGAATTCCGCCTGTAGTTCGCGCCGGTTGGTCATGTTGTAGCGCGCGCGGATCGCCTGACGGCGGGCCTCGACATCGACGGCGATCTTTTTGACGTAGACCGCCTGGCCGCCCCAATCAAGCCTCAGCCGGGCCTCCAGCTTGTTCACCACGTCCTCGGCGAACACCTCTGCGCCCAGCAATGTCCGCGCCTCGTGGATCATCGCGCTGATGATGTCGTACTGTTGTTCTTGACTCATCTAAATCCTCTGCTTGCCCAATCGTCCGATGCGAAGGGGCTGCTTGTGCTGTGTGACTGCTGCGGTGCTGCAGCTGGGCGCGCGGCCGCTGGTTCCGGCGCTGGGGCATCGGGCCGCGCCGGCGCCGCAGCGGCCGGGGTGGTGATCGTCATCGGTGTGTTGAACAGATCGCCGATGGCCGGCTGTACTTCCGCCTCCAACTGGTCCCAGAACTTCGCGGCCTTCTTCGCCAGCTCCAGGTGGGTTTCGAGCCATACCAGGTAGACCGTGCAATCCCATGCTTCAACGCGCTTGCGCATCGCCGTCCAGCGCGATTCCTTTCCGTGGGCGGTAGCTCGCTCAACGCGAGCCTCGCCTGCCATTTGCTTGAAGAATTCATCGGTCGCGTCCTTTGAAAAGTGCATGTAGCCCGCCCCTGGCCGCTCGATGCCGAGACGGCCATAAATGAGGTCCTTCGCCATGTTGGTGCCGACCCGCCACAACATCAGCCCGCGCTTGCGGACCTTGCCGCGCCAGTCGATGTCGACTCGGGAGACCCCGTCCTTGATGTGCTTCTCCCGGCCGGAGCTGCCACGCACCGCGAAAACCTTCTTGTCCGCGTGCGTGTGCACGAAGTTGTAGACGGCTTGCGTGTGGTGGCCCTGCGTGTCAATCGAAGTGGCGTGGATCTTCAGCTTGGTGCCGGCGGCGTGCTGGAATTCGGTTTCGAACAGGTACTCGGCGATGTCCTGCCAGACCTGGTCCTCGGAAGGGTTGCCGTAGAAGATTTTGTAATCGACCTGCCAGGTCTCGCACCCGCGACCGTAGGCGCGCACCGTGATCTCGATGCGGTTATCCTGGGTGTCGCCACCGGCGAGCAGCAGCAGGCCGCCGCGCGGCACGGTGCCGAAGGTGTGCGGCTCGGCGCGCTCCTTCAGCTGCTCGGCGTCGGTCTTTTCCATCTCCAGCGCCCACGGCAGACCCAGCGTGGTGTTGGTGAACGTCTTCAGCTTGGTGATGTCACCGCTTTGTGCCTTCTCGAACGCCTCCAGGAATTCGTCGACCAGGTTGGCCCACGTCGCCACCGGGCTATATGCGGTCCAGACGTGGAAGGCGATGTGCTGGAGCGGCGCGATCACCGCGCCGGCACCGTTGCGGAATACGCCGGCGCCGTCGATCGTGATGCTGCCGTCGCTGTTTTGCCAGCGGCCCTGCTCCGCTACCGCCAGATACTCGGCCTGGGTAATCAGCAGGCTGCATTCCTGATTCGGGCAGAGGTGCCGCACCGACGCCGGATCGCCGTTGACCCATTTGAATCCGGTCGTCTCGTCCTTTTTGCCCCATGCCAGCGGATGGAACAGGCCGCAGCCCGGGCACGGGATGGCGTATTTGAAGCGCTCGTCGGCCCCGTTGTAGCGGTCCTCGATCAGCGAGAAGCCGGACAGCTTCGGCGTGGATCCGGTAACCATCTTCGGGAAGGTGGCGCCTTCGACGCGCTTGGCGGCCAGCTTGTCCGGCGAGCCCTCTTTCTCGATGTCCCGCAGGAAAGCATCCAGCTCGTCCAGGAACGCGACGTCCACCGAGATGCGGCGGTAGGCGCGCGCCGCCGTGCCACCGCGCGTGTGCAGCAGGCAGCCGAGGAACTTCTTCTGCGCCAGCGTGTTGTCCTTGTGGCGCGCCATATGGGCCGGCATCGCCTTGGCCATCACCTTGACGTCGCGCAGCATGGTGTCGAGCTCGGTCTTGACGAACTCGTCGTTGTCGCCGTCCGTCGGCTGCCAGAGCGCCTGGTTGCGGCGCTTGTGCTCGGCGAAGTAGCCGATCGCGGCCAGGAGGATTTTCGTGTAGCCCACGCGGGCCGATTTCATGAAATCGATGAAGCGGATGTCGTCGTTGCTAATGCAGGCCATGATGGCGCGCTGGAACGGCCACGGCCGCCAGTCCTGCTCGACATACGAGGATTCTTTGGACAAATAGAAGTGCTCGCGCGACCACTCCTCCAACGTCATCGGCTCCGGCACGCCGAAGGTGCCCAGCCCGCGCGCCAGCGTGGAAGCGAGTTCCGGCGACCGCCAGTTGACGACCTCGTACATGTTGCTCACGGCTCGATCTCCTCGTCGGCCAGCTCGTCGGCATCCTCGCCGGCCTCTTCATCCCGCAGGTCGGCCAAGGACATGGCGGCCACGATGTTGCGCACGCGCGCGATCTCGGCGCCGATCGTTGTGATTTCCTCGGCCGACAGCGCCGGCACGCGCCGGCGGACGCCGCCGGGTATTGCTTCGAGCATGCCGGCGATGCGCGCGCCGGCTTTCGACAACACCTCCTCCAACAGTGCCACGGGGGCCAGCTCTTTCTGCGTGACGGCGTTCTGCAGCGCGACGCGGATGCGCTGCTCGCGCGCCAGGCCTGCCCGCTCGGTCGCCAAATCCAGATCGCCGTTGGCGGCGCGGCCGGCGGCCTGCTCGCGCAGGTGCGAGCAGTAGGCGTGCAGCATCTGCAAGCCCGGCGCGCCGGTGTCGAGCACGCCACGTCCGACCAGGTTGCCGACGGCCTGCTGGCTGATGCCGACCAGCGAACCGAAATCAGCTTGGGTCATAGGCTTGGTCAGGTCATGATCTGACAATACAACCCCCTAGCAATGGCCCTGTGACTAGCGCGAAGTCAGGGTTCGAATTACCCCTGGCACCCGAGGCTGGGGAGTACCTTGGAGAAATGTTGCGATATGGCACTTGTTTCCATGGATGCATCAAATCGCGCCCTGGCGCGGTCGTCGCGGCGGTCATCGCGCGGTCTCCTGTGCCTCGATGTAGGCCTTGGCGAACTCGCCCCCGAACTCGGTCTTGACCGTCTGCTCGACCACGTACTGGAAGTCGAAGACGGGCTGGTAGACGGCGGAGTGCACGAACAGCAGCACCGGCTTGATGGCCGTGCCGCCGTGGAAGCTGACGCGCTGGTAGACGCCCAACGGCAGGCGATCGCCCGGCGAGCCGACGAAGTAGACGAAGCCCTGCACGCGCTTGCTGCCGCGCGCCAGCCGGGCCTTGCCCTTGTCGGTCATGTTGGCCTTGTAGCCCATCTCAGGGAAGGCGCGGAAGAAGGCGAGGATCTGCACGAT